TTATTTTCAGCTACTAACTGTAAGGCTAATAATTTAATGTCCCACTCTATAAATCGCACTATCATGTGCCAGTGTTCTGGCTTAGAGCAATAGTATCTTGTTGAATCTTTAAATAAACCTTTTAGCACTCTTCTTGGTTCTTGGTCTGTCCAAGTAAGTTCTGTGTAGTCACAATCTTTACTACAACGCATAATTTTTTTAGACTTTATATTCTCAGCTAAACTATAAGTTGTAAAAGTCAGTGCAAATATGCATAGCCAAACTATTCCACTTTTCTTCATCCATACTCCCTTCATTAACCCAAACAGCTTTTATTAGAAGATCTTCCCTTTTGTAACTTTTTGTTAAATCTTCAGCACCATCAAATAATAATATTGTATTATCAGCTTTTAATAATATCCAACATTTACCTCTTTGAGATTTATATTCTTTTAACCATATGTGTTGTTCTTGTTTTAAGCCTATATTTATTTTTTTATTAGGCTCAAAGCTTTTAACAAACTTTAATTCTATCCAACCAGAGTTGCCACTTTTTACAAAATGTATATCAGGCATACCCTTAGAAACTTTATTTTCTACTCTATACATTTTTAAAGGTATACTACCTCTCATGTAAGACCAAAAGTTTTTCTCACTCATTATCACCTCCTAGAAAAGAGCATTTAGGATCTTCATTAACCATATCAGCTAAAGACTTCTTTTTGCGTAAAGCTTTTATTATATAAGTATCTAATGTGTTATTAGCTTCAAGGTCTATATAAGTAACATTGCTGGTTGTACCTATTCTATGACATCTATCTTCAGACTGTAAACGCATCTCTAAGTCAAAACTATTAGAGTAATACACAGCATATTGTGCAGCAGTGAGGTTTAAACCTAATCCACCAGCTTGAGCATGCCCTACAAAGTATTTTATCTGTGGATTTTCCTGAAATAGCTTTATATTGGTCGCTCGTTGGTCATTAGGTATATCTCCATAGTATAACACACAAGAACCCTTTAACATGTTGTGTATGGCCATTATATCAGCTCGAAATCGACACCAGATGATTGTTTTTTGGTCAATTACACTTAAAACGTCTGATAATGCTTTTAGGCGAGGATTATTTTCTTCTATGGGTTTTAACTCTTTATCATAAGGAAACCAATTACAAATTACTTGTTGTAATCGTAACATTCTGGTTATAGTTTCAGGTACAGAAACTTCTTCTCCATTAAGTTCGGCTACAAATTGTTCCTTTAGTGAAGTGTATAATCTTTTTTGTTCTTTTGATAATTCATATTTATGTCTTTGATATATTTTAGGTGGTAGGTCTAGGCACTCTGATTTTAAGACTCTGAATGAATGACCTTTAATGCTGTGTATTAATTCATCAGTGTTTCTGTAACCTACTATCCATCTACGACCTTCATGCTCTCTAGTTATACAGTAATTAGCTTTAAAAGTATAAAAGCTATCATATCCTAATATGTAAGGATCTAAAAAAGTAAATTGTGCGTATAGATCTTCTACACCTTTTGTTACTGGTGTGCCTGTTAGTATTCTTTTATATTTAGCTAGTTTACCTAGCTTAGTTACAACTTTAGTTCTGTTGGCTCCAGGAGTTTTAATCCTAGAACTTTCATCAACCACTAATAATGTCTCATGTGATAGTAATATCTTTTCTAAATAATCCTTAGACTTTTTAGATACAAAAGATTCAATATTAAAAGCAAAAACTTTTAAGATCTCTTTTTTAGCTATAAGTGCATTGAACTTTGTTTCATGGTTCTTATTCATACCAGAGTAATAATGTATACTCTCATGTATACACCAATCAGGCATATGGTCTGGTAATTGTTTATCTAACCATTGGTTGTGTACACCATTAGGTGCTATAATTACTAGGCAGTTAATTCTACTCTTACTGTATAAGTATGCAGCAGTGTCTATGGCAACTTTTGTTTTACCTGTACCTTGTTCCATGAATAAGCCGAAGTTGTCTTTATCTCTACTTAGGTAGAATGCTTTTCTTTGATGTTGGTAAGGTTTAGTCTTGAACATAAAGTCATCCGTATCAGGAGTAGTAAAGCTACGAGTATCAGTAGCACTTTTAACTACATCACTATATTGATTTAAAAATACTTGCGCATCATTATCCCAGTCAGCTGATGGCCAATGCTTTTTAACATACTCAATATTAGCACCTGTTGGGCTAAATGCTACATGCCTACCAACCCACTTTCTAAATCCTGGTAGGTTGGTAAACAGTCGCATGTTCTCTGAAGTTAAAGGGAACTTAGCTAATAAATATTTACCTTGAACATTTATTTGCAAATTTAATCTCCCTTAGTTTATCTAATACTTTTGACCAATAGTTATAAGCCCAAGTATCTCTTTTTAGATAGGTGAGGTGTTTCCTCACCCTTTCTATTAGTTTATCTATTTGTCCCATTCTACATGCCCTTTCTTTACATCCCAAGTTAAGTCTTTAGCCCTACCACCTTTTTTAATAAAACTTTCATAACTAATACCATCAGGATTATCTAAAATTATTTGCATAGAGTGCCAACCGAATGTATTAGCTTTTCTAGGATTATCTTTTACTTTAGGATATATCATAGTAAAACTTTTTTCTAGTACTCTCTTGAATTTTCTCTTTGGTAGTATTTCAATAACTTGAGTAATCTTTTTATTCCTACCCCAGAACTCGTGAATAGGTTGACTGCCACCTTGGTCTATAGCCCAGCCACCTTTTACAACTTGTACATGACCAGTGGTTGTAATGATATAGGTTGAGGTAAAGTTACAGTTCCACTTTACATACTTTTGTAAACTTATAGGGTAATACTCAAAGCTTAATTTAGAACTCCTTTTCATGTTGCCACGTATGGTTATATTGTCCCATGTTTTATGCTCTCTAAACTTAGCATTTAATTTATGTAACACTAACTTTCTTTCACCATTGTGAGTACTGCCCTTCCACTTGTTAGATTTTTTACCAACTCTTTTATGTAACTCCCATGACTGTTTAAAAGTTATTCCCATTGCTATAGCTATAGCAGTAACACCACAATTAGGACCACCACGTTGGTCATCAGGATTTACAAAGCCTTCAGGTTTTTTATTAATAATTTTTTTCATTTTATTCCTTTCTCAGTTTATATATTTATTATCTCTTATTTGAGCAGATAAGTAAACAATAATCGTCCCCCATGGGAACTAATTAAAGTCCCCAATTATCACGACATATTGGACCCATGCCCAAATCAATACTAACTTTATTAGTTAGAGTTCTGCTACACATACAACATCTACCTAATCTTTGACCATATTCTTTAGCCATTTTAAATGGATCTTTAGCTATCTCATATAATCTGTTAATAGTATTTTCATCAGCTGTTGATGAATGGTAAAAAATATTCTCAACAATTTTACCTTGATAATATTTGTAGCCACCTTTTTTAATAACCACATACACAGCACCAGCATTAGCACTCTCTGGTTTAGCTAGTGATAAAATAAGGTCATCAAATTTAACAATAGGTCTTTTTAAATTATTACCCACAGCATCATCAAACATTTTATGTATTCTTGATAAAGGAGCAGTATCACTAAATTTATCAGCAAGGTGCTCAGACTTACACTTTTGCTCTTGCTTGTGTTTTTTATTTTGCTCCATTTTGATAAACATCGCATTAGCAGCAAACTTTTGCTTATCAGATAAAAAGCCTTTGGTGTTGATTTGCTCTACTAAACTTTTAGCAAAATCATTCCATGAAGTCATACCCAATAACTTTTCAAAAAGTTTTACATTTTCTTGGTTGTTATTGTTATCAGTAAATTTATCTTTATAAAATTTATATTGTGTCATTTTTTATTCCTTTCTCAGTATATACCTATAGTATCGTTTATTTGAGCAGAAAAGTAAACAAAAATCGTCTCCCGCAAATGCCTATAAAACCAACCTTTTTGAAAAAAGTTTTAAGTTAATTTTCTCCATTTGTCTACATACACCTTTCTAAAGCCTTTTTTAACAAGACCTTTTACTAAATACCAATCACCTATTTTACCCTCTTCAACTATCTGTTTACCTATGCGAGGATATTTAAATCTATCAATGGTACTTATAATTGGACCAGTGTCATCTTCAAAAGTTAAGTTTAACCACAAATGATTTCTATCAACTCTACGTCCACCTCTTTTAGCTAAGTTGACTGTCTCGTTCATATCTCGTAAGTTTTTCTCTGTTAGCTTACCGAAGAATACAAATGTTCCTGGTCGGTCTGCATCTAGTTCAGATATGTCAGTAATGTCTGAAACTATGCCATGCTTCTCTGGTTCTTTTTTAATATGGCCAAACCTTCTCTCACATTCAAATATATCATCATATGGAGTAGTGCCTTCATTTAAAAGTTTTTCTTGTCTTGGGGTAAGGTTTATTTTTTCAATGCGTCTATTAATAATATCTTCAGCAACTTTTAATCCTACACCTTTTATATTTGTTAGCCCACCTATTAGCTTACCTCTTTGAACAGACCAATTTATTTGAGACATAAATTTATCAAAAGGTAAATATTCAAAACCCTCTTTGACTAATTCTCTAAGAAGTTTTTTACCTTGTTCTTCATCCCTAACATTGCGCAAACATGCAGCAGCAAACTGAAGAGGAAACTTAGACTTAAGAACGCAACACCAATAAGAAAGTAAACCATAGCTGATAGCATGAGACCTATTAAAAGCCCAAGAGCCCATAGTGTTGATATTATCCCATATCCTTTTTGCATCGCTTTCTTCAAGACCATTTTCCTTTGCTCCTAGTTTAAACCTTTCCCAATATTGGTCAAAGAACTCTTGACCTAATGATTTGCTCATTGCTTTACGCAATTGTGATATATCTTCCCAAGATAGTTTGCCTACATGGCGACCTATTTCCATAACTTGTTCTTGGTATACAACTATGCCATAAGTTATTTCAGTTATGTCTTTTACTATTGGGTGAAGATATTCTGTTGGGGTGGCACCTGTGTGTCTACTTATATATTGAGTAGTTCCTCCGGAGACTAGTGGTCCAGGACGACCCAAAGCAGTCAGAGCAGCAATCTCTTCAAACTTGTGCACCTTCATTTGTCTAGTTAAAGACTGTAGAGCATACCCTTCAAATTGAAATATACCAGCATACTTTTCTTCATTCAAAACTCTAAAAGCCATTTTATCATCTAACCGATAGTCTACTAACTCTTGCCTTTTCCATTCAACTTGGTCTAATACATCTTGAAGAACTGATAGAGTTCGTAAGCCTAAGGCATCTATTTTAAGTAAGTTCAAACTTTCTGCATCATACTTGTCGACTTGTAAGGCTTGAGTTTGTTCATTAAAAGAACAATATTTATTAATAGCATCTTCTGTAACAACTATACCAGCAGCATGTACCCCATTGTGCCTAGCATGAAACTCCATGTCTGAAGCTATACGCATTTGAGGATATTTTTTTAATATTTCTCTGCCAATATCTAAATCATTAAATGTATCCATAATACAAAAAGCAGCACGAGCATCACCACCACTCCTTTCAATGATAGCACCTTTTAAATCATTAACTTCCCATTGTGGTATATTTAATTCTTTAGCTACTTCAGTAATAGTGCTTTTAGCTTTGTATCTACTTATTGTACCTAGCTTAGCAACATTAGCATCACCATACTTTTCTTTTAGATAATCATATACCATATCTCTTCTATCATCTTGAAAGTCAATATCAATATCTGGTAAGTCTGCTCTGTTAAGATCTATAAATCTTTCAAACAATAAATTATGTACCAGTGGGTCAACATCAGTAATACCTAATAAATAACAAACTAACGAACCAGCACTACTACCTCTAGCTGGTCCAACTAACATATGTTCCTTAGCATAGTTAACCATATCAGCTATAACAAAAAAGTAATCTTCATACTTTTTATTGTCTATTAATTCTAGTTCATATATTAATCTATCATAATATTTTTTGTCTTTTAGGTTTATTTTTAATTTAGTGGCACCTTCTTGGCAAAGTTGTAATAATGTCTTTTCACTATTGAATTTGACCATATTGGCTTGTTTTAATGTCGCTACGCACACTTTAGCTATTGAATAGGTATTATCTATTGCCTCTTTTGGAGCCCAATTTACACAATCTTTATATTCCCACTCATTTAAAATATGCATGGGTTTTGTTCTATCTGTTCTGTTTCTACCGACTAAAACTTGATAAACTTTTCTATCTGATATGGTTGGGTAGTAGTTATCACTAGTAGCTATCAAGGGTAGCTTTTTAGTTAAACAACTCTTATCACTCATAGGGCTACATTCAGCAAATATGTTTTTATTACTCTTAGGTAATAATCCCCAGTTAGGATTAGCACCACTAAATATTATAACATTATCACTCACATCAAATAAATGTGTGTAGTCTAATCTAGGTACATAATAAAAATTTTCTTGCTTTAGTGATTCAGAGTTTAATTTATATATCTCTTCAAGACCTTTATTATTTTTAGCTAAGAATGTCATATAGTTAATAGGTTGCTTTGTTCGTTCTTTACTATCTTCAACAAAACCTATTTCAACTCCATAGATTGGTTTTTTACAAGCCTTTGAAAATGGTACATGTCCCCATGTACTGTTATCTGTTATAGCTACAGTATCATTATTACAAGCTTCAATAACTTTTTTAATTGGACCATAAGCTTTACGGAAAGAATATTCTGTGCGTACTTTTAAATTAATCATTTAGGTGTCCTTCTTTTTTATACCATTTTAAAACTTCAACAGTAGCCTTAACATCGTCTACTGCTCGGTGAGCACCTTTATGCTCTTTACCTGTTACCTCTAAATAGATGTCTGTAAGCTTTCTTTTTATACCCCAGACCTTTTCTCCTACTTCTATTGTACATAAATGTTTAGGTGGCCATGGGAACTTTATTAGCTTATCAATCCTAATTAAATTATACTTTAATACATTTGAATCAAAAGGTAAGTTGTGTGCTGCTAAAACTTTTTCTCCTATAAAAAATTCTACTAGCTTATCATAGTAAGCTATGAAGGGTGGTTGGTCTTTTAGGTCTTCATTTTTAATACCTGTTATTTTAGTTATCTTGGGTGATAGTTCTTGGTTGGGGTTAACTAAGAACCCCAACTCCTCTTTTATATTTAAATCTTTATCTAACTTAACAGCACCGAACTCTATTATATAAGGTTGCTGTTTTATATCTACTGCATCTGGCATAACTAAGCCAGTAGTTTCAAGATCCATTACTATCATCAATATCCTCCAAAATAAATGAATAAACTCCTAAGTCGTGTATTGAGTCTTGGTGCTTGTCTGACCATTGGTTACAGTATCTAATAAGTTTAGTAACAATCATATTTACTGCACCTAGTCTATTCCAATCTTCTACTGACTCGCATTTTAATCCATTAGGAAAAAGACTTTTCATTATCTCCCCATGTATCATGTAAGAGTGTCCGTATCTTTTACCTTTATACTCTGCAGTCTTGAGAGCTGTTTTTATTTTTTCAGCGAGCATCATCATCCTCCCTTAATTTAAGTTCAGCTAATTCATCTTGAAGTTCATGACAAGTATCCATGAGTTGTTCTATTTTAGCTTCATGGTCTTCATACTTATTTATGAAATTTTCAAGAGTATCCCTTAATGTTGGTCTTACATCTAATATACGAGCAACAGGTTCTCCATCTATTTCAATATTATTATTTACTATTCTAAGTTCCATTTAATAATCTCCTTTGTTTACTTGTAAACAAGTTAAGCCTAAGTCTTCTCTATACATTTGTACTACATCATCTCTATCTTCTAATACAAACCACACTCTTTTAGGATTAACATATTCTTTTACAATTTTTAATTTAACATCCGCATCAGAGTTTTTATCACCATCATTACGCATCAACAAATTATCATAAGGTATTTCATTTAATCTTAGCCAGTGTTGTGTTATCTTTTTCCACTTTTTCTCTCTAGCTGTAATTAAATAAATTTTAGTTTCTGCATCTTTTAGATTCCTTACGATATTAGCTATATCTTCAATACACCCAGATGTTGCTGACCGAGCATTAAACTCATCATAGTCTTTTTCAGTAAGTTCATCTTTTTCTAATATTTTAGCTCTGTCACCTATTGTAGCTAATGTACCATCAATATCACACAATATAATTCTTTTCATGTTACACCTTTTTATTTAATGGTTTAGCCATTGAAGGAGCAGACCACTCTTTTGGAGTTAAAAATGGTTCTGCCCAATCATGGACTTTAATAACTTCAGCTACCATAAGCTTGAAGACCTCTCTGTATTCACCTTGTGCTCTTGGGCTTAATCTAGACTTAGCCATTTCATGCAAAGTTCTTAAATTAAACTTAGCTACAATATTAGTGTGAATGTTTGTAGGCAATATACCTCTAGCATCCTCAGCATTTACTCCGCAGTTCCTTAACTTTTGATAATAGCTATTTATAGTTTTCATAGCTTCATCATAGTGGTGTTGTGCTTGTAAATATTTACCTATTTCATCTGGTACAAAATAACCGAAGCCTTCCATATCAACTGTACGTTGTGATTGTTGTGCATAGCTACCTTGTCTTGTGCGTACAAACTGATGAGTAAAGCCACGAGTAACCTCTCTAATGTCAAATACATAATCAACAAACTCCCATGATGATTTTATAGTATTTAGCATATAATCTAGTTCGGCTTGTTTTTTATCTTCTGGCCAATCTTTAATTTTATCATACGCATTATCCTCATTCATTAACCTAGTATTCTTAGTAAACAATAAAAGGTTTTTAGCATCGCTAGTATAATTTATTAATTTAACCTTCATTGTCTAACTCCTCTATTAATTTATTAGTAAACTGATGAGGAACAGCTAACATAACATAAGCTTCAAAGTTGCTACCATTTTGCCTAATGTTAACTTTAACTCTTTCAAAATTTTCTATACGCATATTAATAGTTTCAATAAAAGCTACTTCAGTATTTTGAGAAGATCCTCTTGATAAATAATATTTTGATTTACCTTTTACTTCACTAGCTATCATATCTGCTGCTGTACGTTTTGCTGCCATGGTTGCCATATCTAAGGCTAGTTGTTTATGTTTAGATTTACCATACCCACTGACTACAGTGCTACCTTCTACTGCTGGTGGGTCAATGTACCAGATTGGGTCTGGGCTATTAAATTTATAACTGCAACCTCCTAAAAATTGTATTACTACGGCAAATATCACAATGCCTATAAATAATTGTATGTATTGTTTTTTCATGTTATGTTCCTTTCTTACTGTGTAGTTGAATTAAATAATTATCACCAATCATATTGTCAATCATATTTATATCATCAACAATATCATCAAGTAATAATTGTCTCCATGTAGCAAACCTACCAACAGAAAAAATATTATATTGTTGTGTTAAATATAAAATAAATTCTTTACGAACTTTTTCTTCTATTGGTAAAAGCTTACCATACTTCATCTCAGACACTGTTATATCTTTTAACTCATATGACTTTACACCGAAGTCATCTTTTAAAAAATTAAAAATATCTGAGCCGTCTTTAGTTGGTCTAGAAATGTATTCTGCCATAACTACATTACCAGTTATTGAAACTCTGTAGCAATCTGTTATCTCACTAGGATAATAAACAGTCTGATACAAAGATGTTTTAGGTTTAGTAATTAAAGCCCTCTTAGACCAAATAGTCTTAAACTTAAAATCAGGTTGTTTTGGCCAACCGATTATCTTCATCATTGTAGGCATAGGTATTGTAGATAAAATAGGATCTCTATTAAGTCTACAAGTCTCATAGCTTAGACTTTTATCATATTCAATATTTAAACTATTAGACATTAAACTTATAAAGTTCAGTGGTGCTATATATCTATGCACTGGTTCAAGATTACTGATAGACCTATCATAATAAGCACTCGTAACTTTTAATGAATATTTATTACTTAAAAATAAATTAGGCTTAGTAATTAACTTACCTTCATACTTTATAGCCTTACTAACTTTTACCTTTTTAAAAGGGATGCCAGTGGCTATAGCTACCTTATCAGATCTAAACCTTAACAATGCATCATGGTTGTTGGGTAGTGAAGGTTGTGCTTCTTTTATAGTTGGATTATATCTGCGTAACATATTAGCAGTTAACAGACCACCCATACCTGCACCATAGATAATCATCTCTTGAACCTAATTCTGCCTTTTGCGAGATCCCATGCTAGGTCTTGACGTCTACCACCTTTAGATATAAATTCTTCATAAGTTAGACCCTTATTTTTTATAACAATATCTAAAGAGTTAAAGCCATGACTTTCTCTACGTCTTGGGTTTACAATTAAGTCTGTGGTAAGCTTTCTACCTTTAAAAAATGATTTGCGTCCACGAGTTTCTTCACCATTTAAACTTCTATTAGACTTAGGCTTTTTAGTAGGCTCTGGGTCAATCTTACGGATGATACCTTCAGTTCTTAGTTTTTCAAAAAGATTCATTAGTCGCTCTGCTCCAGTTCTGCGGTCAGCGAACCTTCTAACCTTTTTAACTTTTGTTCTATCGGTATAGCTATTATAAAGTTCTACCATATCGTCAGAAGTTATCGTACTGTAATTATCAATTAGGTCGTTTATGTTTCTAATTAATATGCCTGACTTAGGATCATCTTTAGCTTGGGTTATTGTATCGAAACAAGCCACAGTGCTAAGTTGATTACTACTATACTTTTTTAAAAATAATTTATATATCGCCATTGTCTGTTCCTTTCTCATCTTTAAGTTTTGATAAAATATTATCTTGTGAAGTTAAAAAACCTTGTACCATGTTCAACAGTTTTTCTTGTTGTGCCATAGCCTTTACAGTATAATCTATGTACTCATAATAATCTTTTTTCAATAGATCGTACTTTTCTTGCGTTGTTATTTCAGCTACATCTATAGCCTCAATATACTTCTTAATATAATGCATAATTTATTCCTTTCTCAATATTGTTAGTATTATTTAAAATCATTTTAATTACAACATTTATTTTCCGTCAGTTAAAGTCAAAGTGTTTCAAAGTTCTTGGTTGTACTATGTATAATTTATTTTTAGCCCTAGTTATAGCCACATACCAAACTCGTAACTCTTCATCACTATAAATATTATCAAAACTTTTTTTGCCCATATCTGTCAATAATAATACATTATCAGCTTCACCACCTTTAATTTGATGAATGGTACTAATTATTATTTTAGGCTTATCACTAAACTTTTCTCCATTGCGTAAACATGCTCTTAAATATTCTCTATCTTGGAGTGGGATTAATTTTAAAACTTTAAGCCATGATTGTTTTAACATATCTTTAGGTAAACCAATATCATTAACTCCATAAGTTTCAAGATCTTCTAATTTATGTTTAATGGGTATAAATTGTAAAACATTCTTAGCTTCAGTTATGGATAGCTTATTACCTTTGCGTAAACTTTCCCAAGATATTATAGCCCTAGTTATATCTGTACTTAGAGAGCTGTTGTTGTGTATGATGTAACCTCTGCCTTGTTGTATGGCTACTTGTTTGCATCGGTTGAGTAGATACTTTGACCTAGCTAGTAAAAGCCAACTACCCTTTAAATTAATTTCTTGTTCATTAGCTACCCACTCAACTGCACCTTCATATTCTCTTGGGTGCCAAGTTTTAGAATATCTCTTTTTTATTCTTTTTAATATTTTATTAGCTAAGTGGTGAATGGTTGATGGTATCCTATAAGATTGTGGTAGAACTATCTTGTTCCCTTTCAAAGATAAAAATTTATTAACATCTGCACCAGCCCATCCAAAAATAGCTTGGTCATCGTCACCAGCTATAAAAACTTTTTTTGCAGACTTGGCTAACCTAATACCTAGCCTATATTGTAAGGAAGATAAATCTTGGGCTTCATCAAATATACAAACATCAACAGGTAAGTTGCCTTCATACTTTTCTAACATATCTGTAAAATCAAATAATCCAAACTCGTGTTTATATTGTTTTAGAGTTTGCTTGTATTGTTCTACGGCATGATAAGTTAAATCAGGAATATTAGATAATTCAAATTGTTGCTCGGTTGTGCGCATTGTCATCCTAGCTAATGCATCTACCCTAGCACATTTATCTCCAAGACCATCGCCCACAGGTAACATTGTAACCTCGTCATAAATACCTTTAAAAGTTAAACCCATAGCCCTACCAAATTTTTTATAATGACTAGGTGTCATAACTTCATCAGACCTTAATCCTAATTGTTTAAAAGCTAAAGAGTGTATTGTTCTAAAGAATGGCATTCTATCTTCATCAAACCCAAACCTAGCTATGGCACGTTCTATGGCTTCATTTGCAGCTTTACGAGTAAAGGCTAAAAATGCAATGCGTTCCGGAGGTATGCCACTTTCAATAGCTTCATTCACTATATTTAATAGAGTAGTAGTTTTACCTGTTCCAGGAGGACCAAGTATTATATTTACTCTATGAGAAGTCTTTAATAAGTTTACCATTGCGAATCTTTTCAAGTTTTAGTTTAGCAGTACTAACCCAACCGAAGTCATCAGTTTTGAATGTACCATTTTCTAATATAATTTCTAAAGCCATAAATAATTCAGCAATGTCATCGTCAGTTAAATCTTCTCTAACTCTACGGAACAGTTCTACATTTTCATGTTTGTTCTGCCAGTTAGTTAATCTCCATGATTCAATTGGTGGTATTGTCATTTAAAAATCCTCCTGTATTGTTGATGGTAAGTCTAGGTCTTCTTCTTCATAAAACTCTGGTGCTGTAACTGACCAGACCTTCACAGGCTTACCTTTTATTTTAAAAGTTTTACGTTCTGCTCCTGCATCTCTAAGCCAAGACCATATTTGATGTTGGTTAGAATATTTGTACCTCCTAGTTTCTAAATAGATGAAAAGGTCTTCAGATCTAAAAAATACTCTTTTAGTTTCTGTATCGTGATAAGGTTTACCATTCATTATTTCATCTCTATGACGAGCCTGCACCTTACCAGTCAAGAAAGAATCTAAGAATCTTTCAAACTGACCTTTAGGTGAAGCATCATCAGGATCTTGTACAATCTCTACTACTTCAAGTAATTCATTTATACGATGTTCCCATCTTTGTGCAGGCATAGTGGATGGGCATTTGTTTAATCTTTCTACGCAAAGCTTTTGTAACTTGCGTTGGTCTAATAATTGGTCGGTTGTTGTTTCAATACGTTCCCCACCTATTTCAATATACCATCGTACAGATTCTTTATTTGTAGTTTCATATTTAGTGATACTATCTATTTCTATATTGGCTCCTGACATGTTTGAGCCAACCCCAAACTTACGTTTAATACATTTAACTCTTTCACAATAGTTACAGATGGGTGCTTGTTTGCAGGTATATTCATAATCCTTTTTAGCTACACCCTTAACTATGCCACTAACCTCTGAAGCTGATAAGGGAGGTTTAACATGTTCATAGTTATGCTTCATGACGTCTTCTTGCCAATCGTCTGGATTCTTTTTTCTATAGTAAACTCCTACATTGAATAGGGATACATTCCTCGTACCCTCAGGGAAGCCCATAGTAGATAAATGTTGTAAGCATGGCGGACCATCTTCAAACATATCTATGAGTCTTGGTTGGTAGGATTGTAATTTTTCTAAGGTTGTTGTTTTACTTTCTGCATAATCTAAAAATTCTTTTAGCGATAATTTTTTACCATCTTTAATAGCATATCGCTCTGAGTTCTCGCCACCATGATAACATAAGTTAATCCAATTACCTCTATCACGTTCATTGGCTCGGTTAGTTTGTTTAGGGAATATCTCTACACCACCATAGCCTAATTGTGCTGCGAACTCATTTAACTTGTTTACTACCTTAGTAGCTTTAACAGGAGGATCTAAAAATAAATAAAGATGCGCACCTCCACTTTTACTACGGCATAGAACTAATGGTGTATCTTTTATTCTTTTTTCAAGATCTTCTAACTTTTCATTTAAAGTTATAGCACCTTTAATATCTATATCAATCGCTCCAAAGCTACATGTATTATCACTCTTTAACATTATGATACCTAATATATAGTCTTCACCATTGAGGTGGTCTTGATAATTTTTAATGGTGGGAGGTTCAGATATTGTTAAAGCCCTGCCAGACAACTTACCTTCAGCTGACTTGTTGAATACTTTATATTGACCATAAGCATGTTCATAGCCACTAAAGAGTTTCATAAACCTTTTAATGTTATCTGGCACGAGCTCTTCCTCTACATTACGTCAGAGTCATTATCATCATCTTTAGAATCTTCTGGGGCAACTTTTACATCGCCAGACTTGATTTGGTCTCTGAAGGCTCTAGCTGATAAATAGATTTGGTCACCATTTTTAAGTTGTTTCATGATGCCACCACTATCACTATCAAACATAGGTTCAACATCCCAACCAAACCATTCACCCTTATCATTACTCATAGGTACAGTCTTTAACTTATAAGCATTATAAAAGATAGCAGGATTAAACACCCCATTACCATCAGGCTTAGGAACTTGTAGAGCAGCAGTCATACTATTCCATCTACGAGCAACTTTTAACATACTACTTGTCATAGATATTAAAGCTTGAGTAGTGGCTCCTGTTTTTTCATCATACAAGTACACAAAGTACTCTGCTGTAGTTACTACTTCATTACCATCAGTGGTGATGTCTTTCATTGAGCCTTGAGGCTTTTCACACATCTCAAGGATACTGCTATCAGTGCCATGGTCTTTAACTAAACCACCTCCAGCATCTCTAGGCTTCCACTCAATATACTTTCTACTATAGTTTACTGGGATTACTGTTACACCCTTTTCTCCACCATAGATGTCTTTAGTTACTGAGTTCATGATATCCCCAACCTCAGCACCTTCAATATACTTACCATCCCTTTTATTAACTTGTGGGGAGTTAGTTTGTAAGACTTGAAGTCTGGGTATCATGTAGTCTTCGTTGGTCATACCTTCTTGACCGACACTAGCGTCTTCCATTAGCATAGCTGGGTCAATCTTTGATACTGCTGTATCATTCTTCTTTTGTACTGCTTTCACCATAATTAATTACTCCTTTTTATAACGGCACGATGGCCAGTGAAAATTTTAAAAACGTCATAGGGAACTTCTTTACCATTGGCTATTTGTTCTTTGAGCCAAGAGTTAAGTCTCCTAGGATTTACTTCAGACTTATTAGCAAAGCTTAATTCTTTATCATTTAAAATCTTTTCAAACTCTAAAGCCTTTTTATCTTCGCCAGTAGGAAACTGAACTACATAGTTATTACTAATTAAAGACTCAGCCTTATTATTTCTAAGGTAAGTGTAACAACTATCTTTACGTTGAATGAGTTCCTGCTTGAGTTCACCTTTGGCTCTATCTATGGCACCATTACTCGGTGTACTCCCAGAAACTACATCATTCACTGAAACCTTTGTACCATCATTTAACTTAAACTCTTTTACATTAAGAGTGTTCATTAACTCTGGTAAGTCTATTTCAGAAACTTGTCGTAAGTTCTGCTTCGCTAGTTTGAGTTGTTCTTCAAGACGGATTACCTCATCTTCGAGTTTAATCTGTCTTTCAGCTAACTCACTACATGCACCTATTTCATTGGATGTTGGTGCTACATCCTCTAGCAAGTTTATTTTAGTCATGCTTTATTTCCTTTCTAAATTCCAAGGTGGTCGGCATATACCAGCCAGCTCTCCTATCCCGTTCACCTTGCTCGATGTTACGTTCCCATCTGAGAACATTAATGATTGGAGATACTTCTGCAGCTATGGCTGATACTATCATCACTGCTATTGGATCTCCACCTCCTGCCCATAGTAAGTAGTCGTCTGGGCTGAAGTCTTTTAATAACCTACGAGCTTTCAAGATAGATGGTCCTGTTAAGAACTGAGGCTTTTCATTAGGCTCAAATATAACCTTCATTGAACCATAACGAGTAGCATCTGTTAAATCCGGAGTCCATCCAAATTTATTCTCTCGTGGTCGTTGTACTAAGTAGACTGTTGCCATTAGTTTCCTTTCTCAGTAATACTGTTATACTATATATAGAAAATAATTTAAAGTAAAATATTTTTTTCCTAGGATCTGGGGTAACTTGGTAACTGCGGTAACTTAATCTCTGTAAGCCTTAGTTAGTAAGGATTATATCTGGGTAACCAGAGTAAGAATCTGTTGGTAACTTTTTTAATACTTTGGTAACTTTAGGGCTTTACTTATTTGTGCAGATGGCGTATAACATAGTTATAACTGAGAAAGGAATAAATTATGCAAATACAATATGATTATAAAGGCGAACCAATAGAAACTTTTAGAAGAACTTTTGAACATAGAAAAAAGTATACTGGTAATGAGCCTACTAAATGGGAACACTTCAAGGATGAATTCAATCAAA